GAAGATTTTGCAGCCACTTCGTAAAGGCGAAGGTGGGTTGCCCGGTCTTCGGATCCACCAGTGGGCCGGATGGAACAAGCTGGGCGAATACGAGCGTGCTCAAACCTGACCCCCACCACTTGAAATCCTCAAGTATGCGTCCACCACGCACCAGAAAACCGGGTCTGTCACCACCAACTCATAGACCCTATACCGCGATTGCCCGAGGCGTCTCCAGATAGCTCGTGCGTTGTACTGCCCCGCGAAACCTGTGCCTTGTACGTGCTGATTGCTCCAAGTCTTGCCCCGATTGTCGCTGAAGCGCAAGACAGCCTGCGGAGGTCGAGGGTTTCCATTTCCGTCAACGAGCGGCGGTTGAGGACCATTGCCGGTATCGAAGTCCACGCTGAGTTCCGCATGGTAAATTCTCGCCATCTCTGCGATCACGGTCGGAGCCCGCCGCAAACGCCTGATTGTCTTGCCGTTGTCGGTGTAATTCGCCGCGCTCATCTGGTACAGGTTTCCGGTCGCCCAGTCGCCCACCAAGTGCTTACCGAAGGCGTAGGTGTGATTCCAGCTTTGGTGCGGTCCCCACACGCCAAGCTGAGTGTTCCACGTGGAACGTTTATGCCACAAACCTTCTGTCACGTCGTAGCACCATGACCATAAGGATTGCGGAACGTAAATAACCCAGAAGAGGTGGCCCACGTCCTCATAACTGTATGACACCATTGCGGCGAGGTTCGCGGGTGTGTTCGTTCCCAAGTCCAATTCGACCGCATGAGTCGAAACCCGCATCGGGACATAGCCGTTCGATCTCCACGCCGAGAGAGCCCCGCGTTCATCCTGGTCGATCCAGAATATCGAATTATCGAGCCGCGCAGGGGCAAATGTCGCGACGCACCCCTTTTCGATCAGGGTGCCGGGGATGACATCGAAGACTTCATTGCTGCCGGTGTCCTGGTAGGGCTGAGACCGCAGGAATCCCATGATCCACGGCTCGCGGTGATTCACGATCAGCGAGGAAATGTTCTCTGCAAATACCTCTACCTCGTTCACCAGCAGTCCGGGCCATGTCGTTCCGTCGAGCACTTGCGACATCTGGAACTTGTTGCTATTCAAGAACATCACGATAAAGTAACTGTCTGAATAATCAGCCTTGAGTGGCGTTCCGGCCATCTGTGAGGAGACATTCAGGAGTTGCAGCCCTTTATCCACCCAAAGCAGCGTACCCGTTCCGTCTGGAGTGTTTCCGCCGGCATCGTTGAAGTCAGGTATCGCCGCGCCAGAGGTTCCGGCGTTGTCGCCGGCTGGACCTTGCTCTGCCCAAACGAGGGTATTTGCGTCCGTCGTATTTCCGGTCTCTTGGAATATCGGCTCTGTTGTGCCGGAAACACCCGCGTTGGTAGCTAGGCCCTGGTCGGTCCATGTGAGTGTATTGCTGTCGAGAACCGAACCCCCAGCATCATCGAACGTCGGAATATCGGCCCCTGACGTTCCCGCCTTGCCGTTCGCGGAGGCTTGGTAGACCCAGAAGAGCGTGGTAAGCGTCGTGCCGTCTGTTGTGGCACCGTAGGAACTCCACGCAGGCACCGTGGCCCCCGAGGTTCCTGCATTTCCACCCGACGCGGCTTGGTAGGTCCAAACCAGCGTCCCTGTGCCGTCCGCGGTGACACCCGCGCCATTCCACACCGGTGCCGAGGCTCCTGAAGTTCCTGCGGTGGTGACTTGCTGAACATTCCCGTTCGAATCTACGATCTGAAATCCCAGCGCATACGCCGTATTGGCCGCCCAAGCGTAGGAGTAAGCTTTCTGGGCGTTTCCGTTGGAGTCGACGATTTCCGCGCCCAAAAGATAGGTCGTATTCGCCACCCACGCAGCCGCCGAAGCCTTTTGGATATGGTTCGCGGCGTCTACAATTTCCGCGCCGACATTGTAGAGCGTATTCGCGATCCATTTCGCCTGCTCGGCCTGCTGAATGTTCCCGTTCGGGTCCACGATCTGAGCGCCGATGGCATAGGGCATATTCGCGATCCAAGCAGCTGCGGTGGCCTTCTGGATATGACCTGCCGCGTCCTTGATGACCTGCCCTACCGTGTAGACCTTATTCGCAGTCCAGACGCCTGGGGAGAGCGTGTAGCAGTAGCAATAGCCATTGGAGATGACGAGTAGCTGGTTGGTATTGTTCACCATCGAAACAGGGTTCCCGTCAGAGGTAACATTGCCGATTTCGTTGCGCGTTCCATCTGCGAAAACTTCGTACAGCGTATCCCCATCTACGGCGAACAACTGGCTACCGGTCCACCACTGCCCCCGAAGCGGTCCCCCATTTTCGTCAGCCGAAAAGATCGATAAACCTGGGGTGCCATAGTAGCTCTTGACGCTCGCCGCCGTCTGCCCGCCATAGGGCTTGCTCGGAGCGATAGCAGCCTGCGACTCCAATGTCTCCGCATACCAGTTGATACACTCCTCATCGGCCACGGCCGTGCTCTTGGAGGTGTACGAAGCTCCGACGAAGCCGATCCTCATCGAGTCAAACCGTCAAGGAAGGAATAATCAGGACGGCCAGATCCGCTCGAACTCGGAGCATCTGTCGCCAGCCGCGGCGAGGAGACATTGTTGACCTGCACCGACTTGAGCGCCCGCTTCCACATTCCCACAAGCGTCTGACTCGGTTCGCGCTCGAAGCTCGGTGCCACGCGGATCGCCAACTCGTACTGAACCGCAGCCCAGTAGCCGGGGGGCATCGAGAACGACTGCGCCACGGTGGTGTATTCGCTCAGAATCGCCCGAGACTCAAGGTTTACCTGATAGGAGGATGTTGGTACAGGCCAAAAGTAGATGTTGCCCAGAGGCCAATCTGGCGAGTAGTAGTAGTCGGTCGGAAGAGAGGAGGTAAGCCCCTTGATGCGGCTGTTTGCCCACCAGTCATCGTCCCTGCGGTTCAAAGGCAGTTCAACCCCCGGCGTACCCTGAAGGATGAGGCCGATGCTATCGATGCTCTGCGGGCGCTGGTTGACATTGAAGTCACCGTTTGGGCCTATCGTCACAGGCACGATGTTCGCGGGCAGCGTGTACTGTGTGAAATTCACATTGTAGATCATCGGTCGGCGAGCATTCCACTCGTCAATCAGGACCTGGAGATTCTGAAGGCACCACGCCTGATCGTCGTTCGACAATGCCTCACCAGCGGCGAGCGCCCCAAGATGCTGCGCCGCCGCATTGATGATGGATAGAGCCGTTACCGTGATGGAGTTTGCTGCCGGCATCTAGGCAGCGTGCTCTTCGGACGGCGGAGGAACTTCGTCAAGACCTTCGCGGTTCGCTTCGTCGTGGTAGTCGGTGTTGTCGGTCAGACCTGCGCCAACGGTCTGAGTCCAATCCGGCCCTTCGCCGTACCAGCGCTCCGAACCACTGCCGACCGCCTCTACAGGAGTTCCCTCGTATTCCTTGCCTTCGAACTGCTTTCCGGGGGGAAGCTGCGGGATGTGCGGCTCAACCTTATATCCAAGGTCAAACGCAGCCTTCGCCTCTTCCTCATTGATAACGACCACATACTTGTGCTCCAGCGTTTTATCGACGGGATGCAAGTACAGCATCTTCGGGTATTCCTGAATCTCTTCCATGATGGCTCCTTTAAGCTGCTTCGGATTTGGGGGGACGGCCGACACCACGCTTCACTTCGGAGGGCTCATACTCGAATCCCTCCAACTCAACGTCAGGCTTGGCCTCGGGGACATGCGGCTTGATTCTCCAACCCTTGCTCGTTGCCAACTCCAGCTCCTCGGAATCAGCAACGATGCGAGTCCGGTGCTCCTGCGTCTTGTCCTTCGGGTGCAGGTAGACCATTTTGGGGTATTCCTGATGGGCGATGGACTTCGACGGCGGCTTGTTGATGTCAAGCACCGTCATATTCGGGCTGTCGAGTGCTTCCTGGTCGAGTGCGAAGGGCATGGTTTCCTCAAAAAGATGAGGGCCTATGCGAGCGCCCTCTCTGGGTTAGACGGTTGCGGTGCCAAGCGAGTAGACGGTGTAGGTCGGGAGAGATGTGGAATCCCCCACCTTGGTCACAATCAAGAGAAATTCCTTGATCTGACCCGTTGCCACCGTCATGGTCCCACTCGTGGTCCCACCGGTGCCGGCCGCAACGGTGACGGTACCCGCGCCGCTCGACTGAACGAAGAACCGAATCCCCGAACCGGAGGTTGCGTTCGGAGGTGCGATTCCAGGCAGTCCGCCCTGCGCTCCCTCAATCTGAGGAACGAGCAAAGCAGCGGTCGGAAGGGTGAGCGTCTGCGCGGCTCCGTTGGTGGAGGTGATGAGACCGCCAAGGACGTCCGAGTAGGTCAGGGTTGTGGCGACCGCGGTGTAGGTGACGGGCGCATAATACTGGTTGATGATGCCGCTGAAGCTGAGGTAGTCCTTCTGAGGCGTGAAGGACTGCACCGGAAGAGGAGTTGCTGTCTGATTGGGTCCACCGAAGGCCATGTTATGCTCCTGTGCGCCTCCTGCGAGGACGCTGATTGCTGTTTTGTACCGCGTAGGTAACCCATCGGCAGTTTGAAGGCGAGTAACCGGAATTGTTATCTCTCCGGTCCACAGTCAACTTACCTTTTCCCAAGATGTGCTCGTATCCATTTTCCTTCGCCCACAAGATGAAGGCTTCTGGATCGTGCCGCCACGCCTTACAGACTTCAATGCCTCGCCCACCGTAATCAGAATACTTCCTGTTCTTAGGGTTATAGCACCGCTGAATCATGGCTTCCCAGATTGCGTATATCGGTTCATGGGAAAGACCATGCGTTCTTGCTGTGAAGCGCTCAGCCTTGAGACATCCACAGGATCGGGTGTTGCCATTTCTAAGACTGGCCCCTGACACTGTTATGAGTTTCCCGCACTCACAGCGACAATCCCATCGAACACTGCCGCTGCCGTCGCGTACGCTCGCCTTGCTGATTACCTCAAGACGAAAGAATTTCTTGCCAGTTATGTCGTCAAATCTTCCCATCCGTATATTATAACTTGTCCTTGTAATATACGGATGGCATAAGTGCTTATTTCTTATGCACCTGCAACAGCTACTGCACCCGCGTCGTTGTACAAGTTGCCGTAGCCCATGCACATGTCAAATCTATTGGTCATCTTCGACTCACGCTGATCCCATGCACGAACGAAGCGAACGGCGAGTCCGGTGTCCGGATCTTCCGTCTGCTCTGCACGCTCGACCGCCTTCGGAACTTCCAGCTTGCCGCCGCTCATCGCGAAGGCGAACTTGGATAGGCCGAGGGAAACCGTGCCGCTCACACCGCTTGGTGCGTTCGTTCCGGGCCACAAGGTCAGTGCAGCTCCGTTGGCAGGCAGAGAATCGGTGTTCTGATACTGCGAGCCAGGGCCATAGATGGCAGGAGACACGTTCAGCGAGTCGGTCCCACCAGTCAGGGTCAGAGGCGTCAGAACGGTGAAGTTCTGTGCGCCCATCGTACCTGCACGGCGAGTGGTCGGGTTGACGCCATTGACGTTGGCGATGGAGAACTTGTCACCAACGTTGAACGTCTGCCCTGCCGTTCCGGTGACGCTCAGCACATTGCCGGACTGGTTCGCTCCGGTAATGGTCACACCGCCCGTTGCGGCAGTCCCAACCGTGTGCTTGTAGAGCGAGTTCGAGCGGTACCACTCCCAACCAGCCGCCGTACCGAGAACGCCGGTGCGGAACATGCGGGAGATTTCCGGGGCCGGGTTGAACTGCGTCACGTTCGCCTGCACATACGACTGCATCAGCGACGGGCTCAGAATGAGGTGGCGAATCCCCTTGGGGCAAGCCTTCTCATAGAGCCGACGCTCCGCAGCAGCAGCGAAGTTGATCGTGGTCGCGTCCGTGCCGAGGGTGCCGACGACGTTCGATGTGTTCTGGTAGGCGAACAGTGCAGCGCGAGAATCACACTCCTGCGCCAACTGCCGAGCAGCCGGATACAGGTAGTTCTCCTCAAGCTCTTCCTGCGAACGCTCCATCTTGACGAGACGCTCGTAGGAGTCCCACTCAAAGTGAATCCCGAACACCTGATCCAAATTGATGGTGGTTGCCAGACGAGCGATTCCCTGGGGCTGATATCCCAAGCCGTTCGTCACAACCCAGCGCTGCGGAAGTTTGACCTGTACGGACGAGCCTACAGGGAAGTTCTTACCGAACTCCGACTCCCACTCCGTATTGAAGACACTGGCAACTTCGAGAGCATTCTGCAAAAACCACAGAATCTTCATCGAAACCCAGTTTGTGTCGAGAAATTGATTTGCCATGAGAACCTTTCAGGCCTAGCTCTTCAGCTTTGCCAGATATCGGCGGTTGGCTTCCGCTTTGAAGCTACGGAAATCACCCGCCTTTGCCGCAGATTCCATCCCGTCTGGAGGTGAAGCGGCTTGGCCGCCAACCGTGGAGGGTGGTTTCGGGGCTTGGGTTTTCGGTTTTGCAGGAGCTTCTTCGGTTTTACCCGCCAACTCGTCGGCAATCAACGATTCCGTCAACGCAATGTATCGCAGAGCCTTGCCTGGATTGTCCTGCGCCATCTTCGCGAACTTGGAAGCCTCTTCTTTGCTCCCGCCGATGACTGCAACCAAATCAGGAAAGACATCCGAATCGTTCAGCATATCTTGAACAGCAGGGCTGATCTTGATTGCTGACATTGCTTCGATGAAACCGTCTCGTGCTGCCTCGAAGTTTTCGTGCCGACCGCTGGCCTCTTCCATCTTCGCTTTGAATTGCTTCGCATGGTTCTCAGCCGCCTGCTCCCGCTGTTGCGTAGCCCACCGCTGCTCCGCTTTCCAGTCAGCCAACTCCTCGACGTAATCCTCATAGGTCGCAAACTTCGGCGTCCCATCGGCTTTCTTGTCTTCGGTGGTCGGTTTGGGGCGAGTGAACTGAGTTTCTGGCTTGGTGGGTGACGATTCCACCTTTGGCGTCTCTTTGCCAGCTCCCTTACGAATCTTGTCGATGGTCGATTCCAGCTCGGCGATGCGCTCTTCCGCAGTCTTCGCCTTCTTTGCCGGTTTCTCCTGCACTTCTGGTGTCTTGACTTCTGTCGAGGCTGCCGCTTCCTCGGGTTTCGGCAATTCTCCAGTCTTGCGGAATTCGGTTCGCTGATCGCCCGTAAGGTTGACCAAAGGACCGCGCTCGACCTGCATCTCTACGGTGGTTGGCGATTCCACAACAGCCGCCTGTGCTTCATTCATTGTGTTACCTCGTCCTTACGCCGGACCGGCGGAATCTTGTTGTTGGGCAGCTTCCTGTGCGCTCTGCTGGCTCTGTGCGTCTGCCTGCTGCGCCTGAAGGTCTTGCTGCTGCCCGGCCTCCTGTGAAGACTGTGCAGACTGGTTTGCGGCTTGCTGCTGCTGCAACTGTTGCTGCTGGTCGGCCTGCGCGGCTTCCATTGCAGCCTCGTGAGACTGCTGATGGAACTGCGCTTCCAAATCCTTGACCGCAGCTTCACGATCCGCAAGAATCTGAGCCTTCGTGTTGATCTGGGCAACCGCAATCTGCGTGGCAAGTTTCTTGTCCTCAAGCGACATATCAGCCTGAAACTTCGCCTGAATCTCCTGCAACTTGCCTTGCGTCTCCCACATCTTTCCATGCTTCTCAAGTGACAGCTGCTGTGCGGTTGCCATCGCATGTTGTGCCTGAGCCTGGGCCTGCTGAATTGCCTGTTGCGCCTGGGGTGGTAGCGGCTGACCGTCTCCGTCCGGGTCGATAATCTTCGACATCGCATCGCCAATCGGGCCGATATCCTTGAGAGTAATCGCCATCGAAAGAAGCTTCGCCTTCGCTCCGGGTGCGATCGGCAACTCGCCAAGCTCGCTAATCAGAGTGTCCGCAAAGTCCGACGCCGCCTCGCGCTGAGACTGATAACTCATGCCAGTGGAGATGGTTACGTCAAAATCACCCTTCGCCGGGTCGAAGACATCATCGGGGTTGGGAGGAGCCTGCCCTGGTGTAGCTTGTGGCATCTGCCCACCCGGCGCTACCGGCATTAAGGTGTGTGAATCGTCCGGGTTCCGCGTTCCAACCTGCCGAGGCGTGTCCATCACCTTCGTAATCAGCTCATCCAACTGCCGGCCGCAGTTCTCAATCGCACGGTCGAAGTTGTCTGTAAAGTGAAACGAGCCAATCGCCTGCTGTGACTGAATCTTGTCCAGCGCAATTCCCGACTTCTCGTTCTGCCGCTGCGCTGCGGTGGGTAATGGTGTAATCCCCATCGCAGACTGAATCGACCGTCTCCAGCGCTCGAAACCGACCTCATACGCCT